TTTTAAATTGGGTGGGGCTTATTTCAAGCCTTAAATCCTTCGCTTATTTACTTGCAAAGGCGGCTCACAAACCGGCGGGGTCGCCAAGCCCGCGTTTCCGTGCTGCCGGTGTGAAACATTACAAAATCAGCAAAAATCTGCTGCCATATCATAATCGCAGATATGGCCTTCAACATCAATGTTGTACTCCTTGCATATAGCAAGCAAATCTTCTGGAACTCCTGGTGTATTGCGAAGCACATACACAATGCCTCCAAAGCGCTGCTTGTTGTTAGCAACGTCATTGCTCTTATGGGCTAGGGTCCAAAGACACTTCTCCACATTCAAAAATCTAGCCTTAAGAGTTTCAAAGTTTATCAGGTGTGAAGTAAAATTAGCTTCTCCCGTGTGCGGTTCAACCTCTCGTGACGTGACTCCTAACTCGTTAAGCTTCTCAGCTTTAAAGTTCTTGTCTGCCACTAAATCGTCGCTTAAGTTAAAGCTAGTTTCAGCACCTGCATATTTCGCCATGACCTTACGCCCAAAAGTGTTTTGTGACGTGGTGGATATGTGACCCGAAGTGGTAATACCATACTTCTCGCACCGCCACACGTCACCGCCATTGTTCAACACGTGAGAGCACAGCAAGTGGCTGTAATTTTGGACTAGGGCCGCTGTGTAATCGCCCGCGATTCTATTAGCTCGCCTCCTTCCATCACCGAAAATGAATTCGGAAACCATGGAGAAATCAAAGGCTTCTGCATCGCTGGTTATGTTCTCATATAAGCCCTGATCAAGCATGCAGCGCACCGCTCTTTCAATGCCCTCGTCGTTGTGGCCTAAAGCAAAAGCTGCGAACGTAACTTTGTCTTCTTGGTAGGCGTTGATATAATACTGATTGTCTGCCTTGTGTAGCAAGGCTTGTACAGCACAATCTACAACGCTGCTTACCCAAATCAAACGATATCGATCTTCCGCCATCTTGGCTGGAGAGTGTCCCTCGTTCTTCATTTCTACGTTGAGCACATCTTTCAGGCCATATTGAACCAATTCAACTGAAGATAATTCAGTTATTTCTGGACCAGCAATAAGCAATAGCATGATTCTGGTTAATACTAATTCAACCAAATCTACGCCAAAATCACCTTTGGTCCATTCATTCTTTTTGGCGTTGTGGAATCGAGCAGAGACTCCGGCTGATTTGTCCTCGAAAGAACCAAATACTTTTAAGAAGCCTATCTCTCCTTCTTCGATGTACGCTTTAATAAACTTAAATCCGTCATCTTCTAAAGGCTTAGCATAAAGCTTTTCCACTTCGATCATGGCATGGTTTAAATTAGCCTTCTGCTCCTCTGTCAAAGACAAGGGAGCAGCAGTAGACTTCTTTGCTTGAGCTGTCAAGGACTTCTCGCAGTTCTCCTTGGTATTCTCAGGGAATTTATATTCTCCTTTAACACAATCGTGTTTCTTCTCAGAATGATACATCCTAACGAGATCCTTGATGGCTAACTGCAAAGACGTGTCTTCTTTGGCTGCTTTCTTCTCGGTCCGACCGGAGGTGTTCCAGTTGGCTACATGAGAGAAGAAAGGCCTGTTGTCCTTACCATATAAGGTCCTTCCTGGTGCCTTCCAATTGTGTGGTTGCGTCTTATCCATATACGAGCGCATCTTCATCTGTTTGTGGTGGCTTAACGCCAGTTCCAATCTGGCTCTAACCCCCATTTCAGAGTTCCACGCTCTAGCCTCCTGGCCGACTTGTTCAATGCCACCATCTAGTAAGGCGCGTTTCCACTTGGTATACTCATCTGAGTCTGCATATGGACTCGTAAATGTAGGCACCGTGACTGATTCTCCAGGTGAGTTCCTACTCGAGGACGAAGATGGCAGAGCTTCCGAGTGGCTTTCTGGCAACTGAAGCCCAGGAGCCGGCGGGACAGGTGGAGCAACGACAGAAGCCGATAACCTCTGCATAGAACTCTCAGGCTCTACTCTCTCAACACTATTAGAAGAATTCCATTCGCTAGCATTCAGCTGCTGGCTTCCTTCTTGTTCTTCAGCGCTCTCCCATGGCAATTGCTCCTCAAAGTGGGCGTGGCCTCTAGCTCTCCTCCTACCAACGTAAAAGTCTGCATTCTCTTGGCCATCTCCTCCAGTAAGCAAATACTCAGCACGCTCTTGTGCTGCCTCTTCTTCTCGAGCATAATTGTCTGCCCATTCTTGTAACTTCATGGCATACTCTTCTTTGGCTCTCAATCTACGCCGTCGTTTGGAGTCATTAGATTCTCCAGGGTTAGCTGCCTTCCAAAAAGACATACTCTGGGTAATGGGATTTACTATATAACCCAACTCTTCCATGACTACGTCGATCATATCTATTGTAATGAACACATTTGCCTTGCCGACTTTATCCAAATAACGCCCGTGGGGCTTACCAGCCAAAATGCCTACGCACTTCTCAGTGCCAGCCGCCTTCACGTACAATGGTGATGAGCTAGCACCCTTAGCTGAATTAATTCGGCAAAACGCAATGCCCATATCGTGGGCTTCGTTCAGGTTCTCTTCGATGTTGCCCTCTTGTCTGATGATATCGAAAAAGTCTGAAACGCAATAAGCCATTGTGCAATACTGGTTTTCATAGTTGCGGGTGACATCCTTCGCTTTTAAAGATTGTACACCAATGTAAGACATCTCGTCTTTGTTCAGGCGTGCCACCATAAAATCGCAACCTGTGCACGTCATGGCATCTTCATCCCAAGTTAAACCCAAGACTTTAGAAGCCTTCGTAAAACGATCCATACTAATGGACGCTAGGTTGTACCTGCCATCTGCATCCTTGTTCTTGCCACGCACCAAAATGGTTTGTAGCGGAGCAGTATTGTGAACACACATTACAAGGCAATCCATGTACACCGTAGCGGAGGACAAAAACTTGCCTCTTTCAGTCGTTGTTAATACTTGGCCCTTCTGCAACACGCTTTCTGTGGGTGAAGGGAAATTCCCTTCTAGCTTACATTCTCCTGGTCCTCCTGTCAAAGGATTAGGCACGTCCTCAATAGGCTTCCATGCTAACCCGGCCATCGGGTTTTCAGGGCTCCAAGTACCACCTGTGATGATGACTTTCTTAATCCCTCCTCCGAACTCCTCAGAGTAGCGGAAATAGAAATCACCTTCCCAATGATGTAAACCCACCCTATCAAAAGGGGGGGTTACATTCATTCTGACCGCCCGTCCTGTACGCATCCACAACTCATGTGCAATGTAGCAATAGACACGAAAAGGTACAGCAAATAAGTCCAAGCACATCTTCTTGATCAGCGACCTCTTATACCAGAGCTGCTGAACCAAGACATATGCCAAAACTGGCCAAACTTTCTCAATGATCGACATAAAAGACTCCATCACGAAGTCTAAGAATGAAATGAAATATTGAGCGGTCTCAACAACGATTTTGGCGTACAT